TGGCAAAGAAGCCACAGTAAGAATATTATTCTATAAGATAGATGAACGAGACTATGACGTATTAAAAACCTTTTTATCTTATCTCCAAATAGATCCTGAGATCGTATATGGAATTAGAGGTAAAAATATTAACGTCTCCGAAATACTTATCGACCAGTACATAGCCGGCATACTGAGGGGAATATGAAAAGTTTCAAACAGTTTATTGATAACGTAAAAGAAGAAGTAGAACCAATAGATGAGTTCATCGTTAAGAGCGGTTCAAAATATACCGTAAAATCCGAAAAGGGTAAAAACTTGGGTTCATATTCTTCTCGCGGTGCCGCTAAGAAAAGATTAAGACAGATCGAATTTTTCAAGCATCAGAAAGAAGAAGTCGAACAAGTCGATGAAACTGCTGCATGGAAACGAAAAGAGGGTAAAAGTCCTACTGGCGGATTAAATGCAAAAGGTGTCGCTTCGTATCGTAAAGAAAATCCAGGTTCAAAATTAAAAATGGCTGTAACTGGTAAAGTAAAACCAGGTTCTAAAGCAGCTAAACGCCGTAAGTCTTTTTGTGCCAGAATGTCTGGAATGAAAGGACCGATGAAAAAACCAAATGGTGAACCTACCCGTAAAGCATTGTCTCTCAGAAAATGGAAATGCAGAAGTAAATGAAAACATTTAAAGAATACATAACAGAAATGGGCGCAGGTGCTGCCGGCGGTGGCGCTACATCAGTAGGACCAACAAACGTACAAAGTTCCGGTGCAATTGCCGGTACTGGTGGCAAAGGTGGTGAACCTGGTGTTGACCTGCGTAAGAAAAAAAAACATGACCCAAGACTTCCAATGGGTCTAGGACGTAGAAAGAAATAATAAGAGGTATAAAATGGACTTGACTTTAGAACAACTTGAGAAAATTCTCCCAGGTAATCCGAAAGTAAATGATTGGTTTGATGCACTATCAAAGCATTTACCAGCATATGAAATCAACACACAACAACGTATTGCTGCTTTCTTAGCACAATGTGTACACGAATCTGGTGGATTCAAAGCTGTTAAAGAAAATCTGAATTATAAAGCTGAAGGCCTGAACAAGGTTTTCCACAAGTATTTCCCAACCGTAGAATCAGCAGAAGAATATGCTCATAATCCAGAAAAGATCGCTAACAAGATTTATGCAGATCGCATGGGTAATGGTGACGAAGCTTCCGGTGACGGATTCAGATATTGTGGTCGTGGTTTAATCCAATTAACTGGTAAAGAAAACTATACACACTTTGCCGATTCTATTGGTATGTCACACGATGATATCTCTGCATACATGGAAACAACCGAAGGTTGCGTACATTCTGCTTGTTGGTTCTGGGGTAAAAATCACCTGAACGAACTTGCTGATGCTGAAGATTTGGTCCATATGACCAAGAAAATCAACGGTGGTACATTAGGTCTTGATGATCGTACCGCACACTATCACGAAATTATGTCTATCTTAGGATAATCTATGAAACGTTTAGCGTTAATTTTATTAGTCTCATTAGCCGGATGTTCGTCAATGTCTTCTCTTGGAAGATTATTTCCAAAAACATATGATCCAGTAATGGGCGACAAATATGTTCGATTGAACTTAGAAGTTAATGATTTAGATTGTAAAAACGTTGAACCTGATAAATGGAATATTGCTGCCTTTGATGCAAAACAATTGGCAGCATATTCCTCATTTAGAAAAGATCCACAATCTGACAATGCGGCATCCGTAGAAAAGAATTTAAATTCTGCTATGGGTAAAGCACCATTAGTTTGTGATGGTTTCCTGAAAGTAGCAAAGATTCGTTTAGAAGTAATTAACAAAGCATGGAGTGGACGATAATGGATAACGTATCAGAAGAAATCGAAGTTGAAGTAACAACAATAAAAGACCAAGTTGCTTCTGGAGCAATGTCTGCTGCTGATGGCGCAGAAATTCTTAACGAATTAATGTCCGCACAAAAAGCATTATGCACCGCAGAAGCTGAAGTTGCTATCCGTTATTTGGCAGCTGCCATTGAGGCTTTGAGCGCCGTATAATGACGGAAATAGTTAAGTCAATGTTCGCGGACGGAACCAACGGCTCCGTATCTTCTAAAAGAGTAATCACAGCACTAGCAATGTTGTTGTGTTCTACCGCGTTCATTGCTAACTTATTTTTTAAATTAACAATTGATGCAAATATTTACAGCACAATGTCTTATATTGTATTAGGTGGTCTGACAGCAACCGCATCCGAAAAATTCAGTTCAAAATCGAGTTAAAAATGTCAGACGATTTAATAGAAGTAAAAGTAGACGTTGGTGTTCTTAAAAGTCAAATTGTATTGATTACCAATCTATGCGATAAGATGGATAAGGTTATTGAAAAGTTAGTTGACCAACACGACCGACACATATCCAAGGTTTATGTTGATATGGAAGAAAAGAAAAAACAAACCGATATGGACATCAAAGAACTCCATGCCAGAATTGATACCGTTTTGGATAAAGTCCAAGGTTCCGAACTCAGACTAATGGAAAAGATTGACAGTTTGAAGTCTGATATAGTAAAACATAATGCAAAAGAAAAAGAGGCATTAGATAAACTATTCAAATGGAAATGGATGGTTGCAGGTGGTATTGTTGTCTTGGCATGGTTGATTACTCACGTTACACCTGATATACTCGCAAGTCTATTCAAAAATTAATTCTGGTTTTTTATTATGAGTATTTTTATTGATCGTGCATTTTTGCACCGTGTGTCACCTCGTTTGGCACGATTCACACAAAAGAAAGAGGATCTGTATAATTTCAGATGCCCTCTATGTGGTGATTCACAAAAGAATAAAACCAAGTGCCGCGGTTTCATTTACCGAAAAAACAACAATTATTTCTATATGTGCCACAACTGTGGTGCATCTATCAATTTCTATAACTTCCTTGAGAAAGTGGATCCAACACTCATTAAAGAGTATTCACTTGAACGGTATAAGAACAGTGATACTGGAAGTCAAAACTATACCAAACCAGATTTTGAACCGGTAAAGTCTAAACCTATCTTCAAAGAGAAAATCAATTTGGAGACAATAGGACAGTTACCAGACGACCACTTTGCCAAACAGTATGTCATCAACAGGAAGATACCAAAAGAACGTTGGAACGATCTATATTTCACCCCAGATTATATGGCATTTGTAGATTCTCTTGGTGTTACCAAAGAAGGTCTAAAAGAAAACGATGCCAGACTGGTAATACCGTTCTATAACAAAGAAAAAGAACTAATTGCCGTTCAAGGACGAGCCTTGGGTGAGTCCAAAATGAGGTATGTGACGGTCAAGATCAAAGATGAAGATGTAAAACTCTACGGAATCGACCAGGTTGACGAAGGTAAGACGATCTATGTGACGGAAGGACCTATTGACTCCCTGTTCTTGGAGAACGCCGTGGCGACTGCGGACTCAAATCTTACCGCGGCATCCAAGGTACTGGACAAGACTAAACTGGTACTGGTATTTGATAATGAACCAAGAAACAAAGAGATATGTAAACTTCTTGATAAAGCGATTGAGAATCACTTCCAAGTTGTTATTTGGCCACCAATGGTCGATGGATTGAAAGATATTAATGATATGGTATTGGATGGTTTTGACCTTGAGGACATTAAAGATTTTATTGAAAATCATACGTTTGTCAATCTCAGAGCCAAAGCTGAATTTGTGAATTGGAAGAAGATTTAAGGGTAAGTATTTGTTCTTGAACAAAGAAAAAATAAAGTTAGTAGGATCGATTCCATTTATCGTCCGAAAGCATACATAGTAAACTATCTAAATCACCCCTGAGAGATTCCACCCATTTCACCGTGGTTAGATTTCTATTCTTTGAAGGAATGTATTGTATGAAAGTGAGATTAATTAGTTATAGCCAACCAACACACGAATTGGCAAAAGAGATAAGATCAACAAAACCAACAGACTTGGTTGCGTATTGTGCTAGGGTTTCAAATCCTAGCAACCAAAAGAACAAAGAGACTGCCGATAGATTGATTAACTACCTTGTTGACAATGCTCATTGGTCGCCATTAGAGATGGTCCATGTTACTCTTGAAATTGAAACGACCAGAGATATAGCACGACAAATTCTCCGTCACCGTTCATTCTCATTTCAAGAATTTAGTCAGCGTTATGCTGATCCAGTAAAAGAATTAAATTTTCAAACAAAAGAAGCCAGACTTCAAGATAAAAAGAATCGTCAAAACAGTATTAGTGAAGGTGTTGATCCTATCATTCAAGCAGGATGGCACCAAGTACAAAGTAATCTTATCGAGCAATCAAAATTAGCATACAAGTGGGCAATCGAAAGTGGTATTGCTAAAGAACAAGCTCGTGCAGTGTTACCAGAAGGCCTAACAGAATCTAGATTGTATATGGCTGGAACACTAAGATCATGGATTCATTATGTCGATATCAGAACAGAACACGGAACACAAAAAGAGCATATTCAGGTTGCAAGAGAATGTGCTAATGTTATTTCCGAGGTTTTCCCATTAATTAAAGACTTTGCAAAATAAGGACGAATCATGCCGACTAAACTTCCCTCCATCTACCAAGATTTTATCCACGTTTCACGTTATGCGAGATATTCCGATGAAAAATTACGCCGTGAAACTTGGGATGAAACCGTTGGTCGATATATTGACTTCTTTAAGAACAAAACAAACAACAACAAAAAGGTACCTTGGGAAGATTTACGCACCGCGATTCTAAATCTAGAAATAATGCCGTCTATGCGTTGTCTAATGACCGCTGGTGAAGCATTAGAGAAAGATCAAGTTGCTGGATATAATTGTTCATACATCACTGTTGATTCAATGAAAGCCTTTGATGAGATTATGTACATTCTGATGTGTGGAACAGGTGTAGGATTCTCCGTAGAATCGCGTTACACAAATAAATTGCCAGAAGTGCCTGATGAATTACACGATACAGATACAACGATTGTATTTAAAGATAGTAAGATTGGTTGGGCATCCGGTTTTAGAGAATTTATTTCACTTCTTTATTCTGGTAAGATTGCTCGATGGGATACATCAAAAATCCGTCCAGCAGGTCTAAGATTAAAAACATTCGGTGGTCGTGCATCTGGTCCAGAACCACTTATCGATTTAATGAAATTCACATTAAACGTTTTCAATAAAGCTCGTGGCCGAAAACTGACCACATTGGAGTGCCATGATATCGTTTGTAAAATCGCTGATATTGTTGTTTGTGGAGGTGTGCGCCGTTCTGCTCTCATTTCTCTGTCTGATCTTAATGACGACCATATTCGCCATTGTAAATCTGGCGAATGGTGGACTTCAAATGGTCAACGCGCTTTGGCTAACAATTCAGCTGTTTATGAACAACGTCCAGACATGGAAACGTTTATGAATGAATGGCACTCGCTGTATATGTCACGTTCAGGTGAGCGTGGTATGTTCTCGCGTGTTGCATCACAGGCAGCTGCTGCCAAATATGGTCGCCGTGATCCTAAACTCGATTATGGTACCAATCCTTGTTCTGAGATTATTTTGCGTCCATATCAATTCTGTAATCTATCAGAAGTTGTTGTACGTTCAACCGATACAGTTGAAGATTTAGTTAGAAAAGTAGAATTGGCCGCAATACTTGGAACTCTACAATCAACTCTATCAGATTTCCGTTATATCAACAAACGTTGGAAGAATAATACAGAAGAAGAAAGATTACTTGGTGTCTCATTAACAGGCATCATGGATCATTCTCTGTTGAACGGAAGCAATCCTGCTGATATCAACCACGGCAATCTTCCTCGAGCATTACAAAAGATGCGTGAGACAGCAGTTAAAACAAATCAGCAATACGCCAAGGTTCTTGGTATTCCTGAATCTGCTGCTGTTACTTGTGTGAAACCATCTGGTACTGTATCACAATTGGTTGATTCAGCGTCAGGCATTCACCCACGTTATGCACAATACTATATTCGCCGTGTTCGTGCTGACAAGAAAGATCCTTTGGCTGATTTTATGATTTCAAAAGGATATCAGGCTGAAGAAGATTTCTATGCCAAATCAAACTGGGTGTTTTCGTTCCCAATGAAAGCACCACAAGGCGCAACATTAACTAAAGATGTTTCCGCTATCAAACAATTAGAACTATGGCAAATCTATCAAGATCATTGGTGTGAACACAAACCATCAATCACCGTATTCGTTGGTGAAGATGAATGGTTGGAAGTCGGTGCATGGGTGTATAAGAATATGTCCACACTCTCTGGGGTATCTTTCCTACCTAGAGATACTGGAACGTATCGTCAAGCACCTTATGAAGAAATTACCGAGGAACAATACAACGCAATGGTCGGTTCACAAACAATCACCTCGATTGATTGGACTGAATTTAAAGAAGAAACAGACACAACAACAAGCACAAAAGATTTAGCGTGTGTTGCTGGCGTTTGTGAGATTTAAGGAGATTATATGATTAAGGTTCTTAAATTTCAAGCATCATGGTGTAATCCTTGCAAATCATTATCTGCTGTTCTGGGGGATGTCAATACAGACATCCCTTTTGAAGAAGTTGATATTGATGAGAATAGGGATTTAGCCCAACGTCATAATGTTAGAGGAGTACCAACTCTTATTATGATGGAAGATGGAATCGAACTCAAACGAAATGTGGGAATGATGACTAAAGCGCAATTGGAACTATGGTTGAATAATTAACAACAATAAAGGAAAGTCCATGGTCGACAAGCAAGTAAATGTGGAATGTACATCATGTGAGTCAGGTTTTAAATTAAGTTATAATGAAGAACAAGTGTCTGAGGATTACCCAGAACATTGTCCCTTCTGCGGCGAGCAGATCGAAGAATTATCCGAAGAATATATAGAGGATGATTCTGAGGATGAGGACGATGGAGAATGGGAATAAATTGGACATATAATGGCGTAGACTTTACCGAAGATATGATTGGTGAAAATTATGGATTTGTCTATATGATTACCAATCTATCTAACGGTAAAAAATATATCGGTAAAAAATTCTTTTATTCTTCCAAAACCAAACAGGTAAAGGGCAAGAAAAAGAAGCACAAAGTTGCCAGTAATTGGCAAACTTACTATGGGTCTAGTGACATTTTACAAAAAGATGTTATAATGTACGGACAAGAAAACTTCAAACGGGAAATAATCCATCTTTGCCTAAACAAAGGTGTTTGTGGTTATCTTGAAGCCAAAGAACAATTTGTAAATAATGTTTTAGAGAGTGATGAGTATTACAACACATGGATTATGTGCAGAGTAAGAAAATCTCATATTAAGGAATATAATGCTAGACGCCTTCAAACACATCAAGAGTAATGCAGAGTTTGATACCATTTCTTTTACAGAGAATTTAAAAGATCCTACTCAAACGACTATCAATTGGTCCACATACATTAATCCAGGTACCAAAGTGGACCAAAGTGAGCTTGGTGACAAGTATCATATATTTTTATATCGCCAATCATCGACTAATCCCAACCGTTATGATAATTTTGAATTGTTTGAAGCCATCTTAACCGATCCGTTAGAGTACCTATCTGGTATTATTCCACATCGTAATTTTGGTATGATTGCCAAAAAGACCACGACAAGTGGCGAATATGTGCAGGAAGTGGTTGACAAATTGACCAAATTAGATTATACTATAACAGTTTTCTAAACAAAGATATTATTATGATTTTAGTTGATTTAAACCAAGTTTTACTTGGCGGTCTAATGGCACAAATCAATAGCCAAAAGAACGTTAAACTGGAAGAAGCACTAGTACGTCATATGGTGCTCAATACGATCAGACACAACCTTAAAACGTTCCGTAGTGAATATGGTGACGTTGTATTGTGTTGTGATAACCGACACTATTGGCGTAAAGATATTTTCCCATTCTACAAAGCGGGACGTAAAAAGGCTCGTGAAAAAACCAATCTCGATTGGCACCTCATCTTTGACATTCTTGGCAAACTAAAGCAAGAACTAAAGGACAATTTTCCATACAAAGTGGTTGATGTTGATGGTGCTGAAGCGGATGACATTATTGGTACACTTGTACCGCACCTCATTACTAAAGAGAATGTTCTTATTATTTCCAGTGACGGCGATTTTATTCAATTGCAACAATATAACGATAAGTCTCAATATAAAGTTGCACAATGGAATCCAACGTTAAAACAACTCATCGAATCGGAAAATCCTTTGATGGATCTCAAAGAGAAAATCATCCGCGGTGATAAAGGTGACGGTATACCAAACGTCTATTCACCATCTGATTGTTTTGTCCGTGAATTGCGACAGAAAGCAATCTCCAAAGGCAAATTAGAATCTTTGATGCGTGTGAACCATGAAGAATGGGAAGATGAGACTGCAAAAGCCAATTTTGTCCGTAACCAGATGTTGATTGACTTGCGGCAAATACCGGCGGAGATACAAAATCTCATCCTATATACATTTGACGGGATTAAACCTGCCACTAAACAAAAAATGTTAAACTACTTCATCGAAAACAAACTAACAAATTTGATGGAAGTAATTGAGGACTTTTAATGAAAAACATCTATGAAATTTTTGACGAATTTGAAGTAGCAAAATCAAAATCAGACAAAATGAAGGTTATTGAAAAAAACCTTTCTAAAGCTCTAGTCACCGTATTAGAATTAACTTTCCATCCACGATATCAATGGAAGATAAAAGAAGTACCAGACAACTATAACGGTAAATCTGATTTACCTCAAGGTATGTCTCCGTGCCAATTATCAACCGAACTCCGTAAACTGTATATGTTTCAAGAAGGTCATCCGACCGCTGAATCAATTAACGACAAAAAAAGAAATGAACTTTTAATTCAACTTCTCGAATCATTAGAACCACGAGAAGCAGAAGTCGTTATGGGTATTTTCAAAAAAGACCAAGGCGTGCAAGGATTAGATTATGCTTTCGTTAAGAAGGCATTTCCAGATTTGATTCCATAATACAGGAGAAAAATGTGTCGAAGTTTAACGACAAGTTTCATAAAGATTACCTTGATGACATTTATGAAACTTCTGAAGAAATTTATGATGATAGAAAAACACGAAAAGTGTCAAATCATAGAAAAGATAAAAATAATAAAAGTGAAGAAAAGATAAAACAGTTACGCCGTGAAGATTTGAAATATACCGAACAATAAAACGGCAAATATGCAATTTGGGGCTTGACATTCCTGTAAAAACCTGTATAATGGTACACATCATTTGAGAGGTTTGTTATGTTTATTCACTGCCAAGTTCCCAAATATAGACCTAAGAAAAAGCGGAAAGCAAAACCTGTGCTTTTTTCCGTTCCTCGCGTTCCATTAAAGTCGGTGTATGATATCAACAAGGCATACATTCCACCGGCAGTTTACCGGCGCGATACACCCAATGTTCCATCTTTTACCGCTTCTGTTGTTAGCGCCAATGCTACCAAACGTACAGAACCCCGCAAATATACAGGCACACTCATCAAAGGGATCGCTACGATGCACAAATCTAATGCGGTTCCTGTCATCAACGAAGAACAAATGAAAGATATTTCAAGGATGCGTAGAGGTTAATATGCAAGTCAACAAATTAGGTTCAAATATTTTACTTTTTACGACAAAATCGCAAAAAGAGCTTGCTATTACTTTCTTTCGTATGCAAGAACACTACGAATCTCAGAACAAAAAGCTATTCCGAAAGCCTTTTGACGTTTTTACGTTCTTAGATGAGATGATGGACAAGAAAGGTCACATCAATTACTTCTCATATTGGGCAGGATTTAACTTTCCTGACACAAATTTTGAAGATTGGCGTAATGCTATCGATCAAGTTACGCCTTACGAACAAGAATTTATCAAAAATGTCGATGATTTGATTGATGTGACACATCCTTACTATCTCATTGGCGCTCTCAAAGGCGACAAAGAGACAATTAATCACGAAATCTCTCACGCTCTCTATTATTTGAACCCTGCATATCGTGAGGAAGCAGAAATTTTGATATATGAGATGATAAATTTGTTTCCGGACGAATACAAAAAGATCAAAAAGCATCTAATGAAGATGGGTTATAATGAAAATGTCGTTTGGGACGAGATTCAAGCGTATTTTGGCGCTGAAAAGCTAGACTATCTGGCTGATGAATTTTCGGTTAACTTCACCAAACATAGTCGTATTCGCAAAAACCCTATAAAATTCAGTGACTTAGTTAATAAACAACGAAAACTGTTGCGTAAATACAACAAATTTAAGTGGTAATAATGAATCGGACCGCTTGACGGACTCATCCGAAGCGCGTAGGATACGCATACTGTCATTTGGAAACTTTATTATGTCATTAATTGATTCAAAATCTGTTTTAGCGAAGTTATTGGCGGCCGAAAATTTAACGGTCGAACAATCAAATGTACCAACGGCATCATTTGATGTTGCTAACCGTATTCTAACTGTACCGGTTCTTGATAACAATATCTCCGGTGAGTTATACGACCTGTTTATCGGCCATGAAGTTGGTCATGCTCTTTGGACACCACTTGATGGTCTAATCAAAGGTCGTCAATCAGGCATTATCGATTCAATCTCTAACGTGGTTGAAGATGCTCGTATCGAACGAAAGATGCGAGTAAAATATCCTGGTCTCCGTGCTTCCTTTATCAAAGGTTACCGCGAATTATTTGATCGTGAGTTCTTTTGCCCTAAGCATAAAGATGTCAATGAAATGAATTTGATCGACCGTATCAACCTTCATTTTAAATTAGGCGTAAGCAAAAACATAAAGTTTACTCCTGATGAAGCTAAGTTTGTTCAAATGGCTGATGAAACCAAAACATACGATGACGTATTGGATGTTGCAAAACAAATCCAAGAATTCATGCGTGAGCAACAAAAAGAGCAATTAGAAGAAGCTCTAAATCAAGCAAAAAACGACAAATCAAATTCTGATGATTCTGATGACTTTGATAATTTAGATCATTCTGAATCCGATTCTTATGAAAATTTCGATGGTGATCCTCAAAAAGCGCGAGAGAAACATATTAAAGAAAAGTTTGAAGATGAATTAGAAGCTCAAACTGATTTAAACTTTTCCGAAAATCAACAAGAATTATTTGACAAAAAGTCAGATAAAATTGGTTATGTGAATATACCAGAGTTTCCTGTTGATGATTTAACGATTGATTTTCGCCGTTTGTGGGAAACCTATCGTGTATCTATAAATGTAATTCGAGCCCAACAAGGCGCGAGTTATGAATGGACGCTATTTCGCACTAACGGTACTCCTGACAAAAAAATGGCAGCGTACAAAAAGGTCCGTACCGAAACAAACAAAGTTGTTTCATACTTGACCAAAGAGTTTGAGTTGCGTAAAAATGCGGAACAATTAAAACGTTCATCGACAGCCAAAACTGGCGATCTGAATATGTCTAAAATCTATTCATATGGTTTTAACGAGGACTTATTCAAGAAAGTTACCGTTATGCCAAATGGTAAATCTCACGGACTTGTTATGTTTATTGACTGGTCTGGTTCGATGCACACTCACTTGAACAATACAGTTAAACAATTACTGGCGTTGACCTTGTTCTGTAAGAAAGTAAATATTCCTTTTGAAGTGTATGCTTTCTCAACAGAAGCTTATAAGATCACCGATTTTGGTAAAAAAACCAACCCAAATTCGGAAACGTTCTTCCGCGATACCAATTGGTCACCGTTCAAACAATATTTGAAAAATAAAGATTTGAATATCAACGAGTTTGGATTGATGAATGTATTGTCAAGTCGTATGACGGCTAACGAGTTTACTTTTGCTGCATCTGAATTATGGTACATCGCATCTCAATACTCCGGTGCATCCATACCTTTATGGATGCGTCTCAGTTCTACTCCAATGAACGAAGCGATTATATCTGCAATGACGATTGTTCCTGAGTTCCAGAAAAAGTATAAACTGCAAATCGTGAATACGGTATTCTTGACTGACGGTGATGCTGACCATGTTCGTGGTTATTGGTTGAATGATCCAATCGATAACAAATTGAAACACGAGTCGTTCTATTACTTACCAAAACTGGTGATTCGTGATACCAAAAATTTCCGCGAGTATCGTAGTAACCGTAAAGTTACATCCGCACTACTCTCGGCCTTAAAAGTTCGTACTGGATGTAATATCGTTGGTTTCTATCTGCTCTCGTCTCGTGAGTTTAAACGTGAAGCTTTAAACAAAAACTGGACACCGTACTATCTTCTGAATGAATTTGGTGCTGCGTTTAAGAAAAACAAGCACGCTGTCGTGAAGACTGAAGGCTTTGATGAATACTATATTCTGTTATCTGACAACAAAGTATCGGATGACGATGAGGATGACTTTGAGATTAATCCTACGGCATCCATCAAATCGATGTCCAAAGTCTTTTCTAAATATGTTGGCGGTCAAGTATCATCTCGCGTGGTACTCAACCGTTTTATTGGAATGATTGCCTAAGAAAAAGATAAAAAAGGAGACCCATGAATATATTGCGTGAATATTACAACAAAGAGAAATACGCATCGATTTCATATCGAGGCGCCGTGTATACGGTCAACTTTTTTATCAATAATAAGTTTGTTGATGTCACGACCACACTAACCAAAGAGGAGGCCGAGTCGCTTGCACAGCAGTTTGTAGATTCAAGTAATCCGCAATATCTAGTAGAGTAATAAAAATTTTTAGGAGATTCTCTTATGGAAAACTTAGATACTTTCCTCATGTCGATTGTCGATGCGTATAACGCCGGAGATAAACTAGACACGATTTCCCAAGAAACTGGAATCCCTCAAGATGATATCATTTCAATATTAACCTACCATGGTATAACTGACTTCAAGAAAGACCACTGGGTCGCCTACTAAAAAATGTCCTCAGTCACGGCAGTAACCGAAGTTATCTCGATATCTGGTGTCCGACCCGATGGGCACCAGACCGAACAGATCCAAATTATTACCCGATATGATGATGGATCAACTTCATCTGTGACTGAGGACCTCTTAATAGAGACCTACACCTCCAAGGGTCAAATCAAGACGCACCAACCAAACGGGCGCAACATTAACCTTAAGACCTAATTTCCTCCTTTTCCGAATTTTTTCTATAATAATCATATGAACCAAACCAAACACGATAGAGTGTATATGATATGCCTGTGCATTGTAGGGATATTCTTGGTGATAAACCTATTGAGAGTCCTATAATAAGTCTGGAATAAGATTCCGGCCCCAGGAAAAAATTTAGGATTACAGGGTTATAAAATTTCGATTTTTTGGTGGTGGGCCCCAGAAAATAAATTTTTCGATTTTTTAGTTTGACCTGGTGGTAACTTTTCTTATAACGCATCACACCCATGGCCCCTAACGCTACCTAACACCACGGATGCCCGCTCCTATGCGGATGCCCGCTCCTATGCGGATGCCCGCTCCTATGCGGATGCCCGCTCCTATGCGGATGCCCGCTCCTATGCGGATGCCCGCTCCTATGCGGATGCCCG